GATAAAGCAATACAAAAAGGTAGAGTATTTATTCATGCACATTTGGGAGCAACAGATATTGAAGAAATATTTTCTAAATTAAGATATATAATAATTGGATGTGAGTGTGATTGGGTAGTAGTTGACCACTTGCACATGCTTGTCAATGTTCTTACTGAAGGGGATGAAAGAAGAGGTATTGATATGTTAATGAACAGACTTAGAAGTTTAGTAGAGGAGACAGGTGTAGGTATGATATTGGTATCACATCTGCGTAGAGCACAAGGAGATAGGGGACACGAAAAAGGAATACAAGTGTCCCTATCTCACTTGAAAGGCTCACAAGGTATTGCACAACTATCAGATTGTGTGATAGCATTAGAACGAAATCAACAAGCAGAAAACCCAGAGGAGGCTAACATTACTAAAGTAAGAGTATTGAAATCAAGATACACAGGCGACACAGGGATGGCATGTAGTTTACGATATGACATTGATACTGGAAGACTACATGAAATAACTGACAGCGAGACTTTTGATAATGAAATTGATTTTTGATATTGAGACTGATGATTTAGATGCAACAAGAGTATGGTGCATCATTGCAAAAGAACTAGATGGAAAAGTATATAAGTTTGGTCCAAACCAAATAGAAGAGGGCATAAATTTTTTACAAAATGCCACAGAACTTATAGGTCATAACATAATAGGTTTTGACTTACCCGTACTTCAAAGACTTCATAATTTTAAATACACCGGTAAAGTTGTTGATACATTAGTTTTATCAAGACTTTATAATCCTATCAGAGAAAACGGACATAGCCTTAAAACTTGGGGCTATAAACTTTCTAGTCCTAAACAAGAACAGCCAGAGTTTGAAAACTACTCTCCACAAATGCTTGACTATTGTATTCAAGATGTAAAATTAAATGAGTCAGTATATAAATATTTATTAGAAGAAGGTAAAGGATTTAGTAAACAGTCTACTGAGTTAGAACATAAGACTGCTAGTATAGTTCTAGAACAGGAAAGAAATGGATTTTATTTTGATAGCAAACAAGCTATGACTTTACTAGCACAACTTAGTCAAAACAGGGCAGATGTTGAGGATGAAGTACAAAAAACATTTAAACCTAAATTAGTAGAGGATAGAATGGTTTTGCCCTATGTTAAAAAAAATGGCGAACTTAGTAAAAGAGGACTGACAGATGAGGAATATGTCAACTGTTTAAATACATCTAACTTTGAACCTTTTATGAGAAAAAAATTGGTGGAGTTTAATTTAGGTAGTCGTAAACAAATAGGAGAATATCTTATAGAATTTGGTTGGATGCCAGAAAGATTCACACCTACGGGTCAACCTATTGTAGATGAATCAACTTTAAAAAAAATTACACATATCAAAGAAGCTAAATTAATCGCAGACTTTTTACTTTATCAAAAAAGAATAGCTCAAGTATCTTCATGGATAGATGAATTACAAGGAGATAGAGTGCATGGTAAGGTAATACCAAACGGGACTATCACAGGTAGAATGACACATAGAGGTCCTAACATGGCTCAAGTTCCTAACTTAGGAAGCCCTTATGGTAAAGAGTGTCGTTCTTGTTGGACTGTTCCAGATGGATATAGATTGGTAGGTATTGATGCGAGTGGTCTTGAGTTAAGAATGTTAGCACATTACATGAATGATGCTGATTACATTGAAGAGGTTGTTAATGGAGACATACATTCTACAAATCAAGAACTTGCAGGACTTGAGACTAGAGACCAAGCAAAAACATTTATATATGCTCTTGTATATGGTGCAGGAGATTCAAAGATAGGTAGCATAATAAATGGTGATATTAAAAAAGGTAAAGCTTTACGAGAAAGATTTTTAAGAAACTTACCTGCTTTGAAAAAATTAAAAGAAAGAGTACAACAAGCTTCTAATCGTGGATTTTTGAAAGGTATAGATGGTAGAAGAATATATGTTAGAAGTCAGCATTCAGCACTTAATACTTTACTACAAGGTAGTGGTGCTATTGTTATGAAACAAGCCATGATAAATCTATATGAACTTATTAAATTAAATACTTTTGATGCTAAGTTTGTTGCTAACATACATGATGAATGGCAGTTAGAAGTTAAAGAATCACAATCAGATTGTGTAGGAAGAGTTGGAGTTGAAAGCATAGAAAAAGTAACAGAGCAATTTAACATGCGATGTAACTTAACCGGTCAATATAAAATTGGAGGTAATTGGAGTGAAACCCACTAAGAAAGACAGAAAAAAATTTGACATAGATTTACAATACGGAACTATAAAAGAAGAAAAAATTATAGATATGTTTGTAAATAAAAAAATAGAAGTAAAATCTGAGAGAGGAATGTGGATGAAAACAGGTAATATTTGTATTGAATACGAGTCTTATGGTAAACCATCTGGTATAATAACTACTGAAGCAGACTTCTGGTTTCATAACCTATGTATAGATGATAATATATTTTGTACACTTATTTTTGACATACCCAAATTAAAACAACTAATAGATAAATTAGATTTTAAAAAGTCTGTTAGTGGTGGAGACCATAATGCAAGTAGATTATGGTTAGTAAGCATACAAAAATTATTTACCTCTGATGTGTATAAGACATTTAAAGACCTAAAAAATGACCAAACCCCTTGACAAAACTGAATTAGACAAGTATAATAAGTTTACATCCGAATCCGGACATTGGTATTCTCTTGAGGGAGAACCCATGTACACCATAATAGGTGCTAATGGTAAAGAGAGAAACACCACATTAAGAGATGCTAAAAGTATAGGACTTGTTCCTTCCGTTACTACTATTCTTAGCATGGTTGCTAAACCTGCATTAGAAAACTGGAAGATAACTCAAGCAATAAAATCAGCAGTAACACTTGACATAGGAGATGAAGAGTCTATGGATTCTTTTGTGTACAGATGTAAAGCTGATGCAAAACAGATTGGTTCAAAAGCTGCAAAAGAAGGAACTAAAATACATGCTCAAATAGAAAAAGGTTTTGCCGGTCAAGGTAAATCAAAACCTTATAAAATTATACAAGCATGGTTGGATGAAAACTTTCCTAATGAAGATTGGATAGCAGAAGATTCTTTTTGTGCTAATCAAGGTTATGGTGGCAAAATAGACTTGTACTCTAAGTCAGGGATATTTGTGGACTTTAAAACTAAAGATAATCTTGAAGGTAAAGACCCTGCTAAATTAGTTTATGATGAACATGGTATGCAACTTTCAGCGTATGCTCAAGGTTGTAACATAGACAACCCTACAAGAGTTTCTATCTTTGTAGATAGAGCAGATACAAGTTTAGTTCTTTGTCATATATGGGATGAAGAATCACATGAGAAACATAAAGAAATGTTTAATAGTATATTAAAATACTGGCAACTGGTAAAAAATTATGAGTGGCAAGAAGTCTAAACAGTTAAGAAGAAAAGCAAAACATTTACTTATAGCTTGGTTGAGAACTATGACACCGGATGGAGAAGATAAATCTAAAATAAATATAAAAAATTTAGATGAATTTTTACCAGAGCAAACACATATCTTTGCAAATAATAAATTTATGTTAAGTGCTTATAGTTTAAGATGGTTTTACAAACAAGTAAAAAGAAATCCTGATATAAATGTAAAAGAACTTTTATGAAAAAAAGAATAAATTATAAATTTCAAGAAGATAAAATTTTAAATTTAATAAAAAATTATATTGATAATACTTATAATCAACATTATTCTAATGGTAAATATCAAGCTACAGATATGATTATAGATGCCGGACATGGCGAAGGTTTTAGTATTGGTAATGTAATGAAGTATGCTATGAGATATGGCAAGAAAGATGATAAAAAAACAGAGTTATTAAAAATTATACATTATGCAATTATTGCATTATACTTAGAGGAGCAACATGGTAGAAGATAAAGTGGGGAGTAAACCTTATTTAGGTATTGTTATAAATTATGATAGAGAAAAAAAGTTTGATAAATTTAGTATTGATACATTAAAGGATAGGTATTTTTGGGATGATGAAACACATGCTCAAGAAGCTTTTGCGAGAGCTTCAGTATTTGGAGCAACATATAAAGGAGAAACAGATTATGAATTGGCTCAAAGACTTTATGATTACAGTTCCCACAGGTGGTTCATGTTTAGCACTCCTATACTTAGTAACGGGGGAACAACTCGTGGGCTACCTATCTCTTGCTTTCTTAATTATGTACCTGACAGCAGGGATGGTTTATCTGCTCACTTCGATGAAAATATATGGTTGGCTAGTTCGGGTGGAGGTATCGGTGGATTCTGGGGAGATGTTAGGAGCAATGGCATACCTACTACTCATGGCAGTCGTTCAACTGGTTCAATTCCATTCATGCATGTAGTTGATTCTCAGATGTTAGCCTTTAATCAAGGCACAACTAGAAGAGGTTCTTACGCTGCATATATGGACATATCTCATCCAGAGATAGAAGAGTTTATAAACATGCGTAAAGAATCAGGTGGAGATATAAATAGAAAAAATTTAAATCTACACAACGGAGTTAATCTTAACAATGCATTTTTAGAAGCTGTAAAGAATGATGAAGACTGGAGATTGATTGACCCTAAAACTAATGAAGCTGTAAAGGTTATAAACGCTAGAGATTTATGGTGGCAAATCATAAACGCTAGAGCAGAAACTGGTGAGCCTTACATGATTAACATTGATACTTGTAATGATGCTTTACCCAAAGGACAAAAAGATTTAGGTTTAAAAATTAAACAAAGTAATTTATGTTCTGAAATAACTTTACCTACAGATGAAGAAAGAACAGCAGTCTGTTGTTTGTCTTCTGTAAATTTAGAACACTTTGATAAATGGTCAAAGGATGAATTATTTATAAAAGATTTAATTACAATGTTAGATAATGTTTTACAACATTACATTGACAATGCAATAGATACAACACAGCTAGGAGAATATAGTGCAAATTTTAAACGATTTAAAAACTATGTTAGAGAAGGTAAAGAAGGTTATACTAAATCTGCCTATTCGGCATATAGAGAGAGAAGTCTCGGCTTGGGTGCAATGGGCTTTCATGCATATTTACAATCTAGGAATATACCTTTCGAGGGTATTTTTGCAACTGGTTTTAATCACAAAGCTTTCACACATATTAAATCAAAAGCAAAAACAGCAACTAAAGAATTGGCTATCGCAAGGGGCGAAGCTCCTGACATTCATGGTTCAGGTAATAGAAATGCTAACTTACTTGCTATTGCTCCTAACGCTAGTAGTGGGATTATATGTAGTGGCACTTCTCCTAGTATCGAGCCTTATAGAGCT